CCTCCACTCCCCCCTCCGCCTCCAGTCCCAGCTAGATCTTCAAAAGAAGATTTTAATCCGCCTGTTTTTGTAGTCATTGAATCCATTGCCCAAACAACTTTCTTTTCACCTTCAGAAGCTAAATATGAAATTGATGAAATTGATATTCCGAATTGTTCAGTTGCAGAATTAACGGCAGCAATAAAAGCATTAAAAGCTCCAATCATTCCATTTATTCTATTTACTACTTCTGTTTCTGTTTGACCTAATATAGCCGCCATTAAAGACAATATATTATTCCATAAACCTTCCCAATCTTTAGATAATGTATTCCCAAATACTCCTATGGTATTAAGTATTACGCTTGCAATTCTAGAAATATATTCAGATAAAAAGTCCCAAGTAGTTTGTGCTATCAAAAGAAAATCATCCCAATATGGAGAAATCTTATTTATTAAAATTTCTAATAATTCAATAATTCCATCAAAAAAATCTTCAAATGCTGGTAATACATCATCATTTAAATAATCTATAACACTATTTATAACATCATTAAAAGTATCCCAACCCTTCATTATTGCTGTTATAAAACTAGAAAAATATTCTTTAATATTTTCAAATGAAATATCAAATTCATCAGCCAATGCAATCACTACAGTTGTAATCGCTGCAATAGCCAAAGAATAAGGTGCTAAACTAATAATTATAGACCCGATTGCTATAGCAGCACTTGTTAAAGCAGGAATCATCATTCCTGTTATTGCGGCTGCAAAAATAATAACTGCATCTTTATTTTCTTCCCATAAAACTACAAAATCCATTTCTTGGATTGCGGCTCTAACTTCACTCAAGCTAACAACTAAATCTGCTAAAATAGGTTTTAAATATGTAAGAATTGGCTCTCCAATAGCTCTCATCGTAAGAGTAAATTGATCTGATAAATTAGACCAAAGACCCAATAAAGTTGTAGCTTGAACAGCCATAAGATCAGCGAATTGACCACCTTCTGATGACATTCTTCTAAATGCTTCTTCAACATCAGCAAAAGAAACTAGTCCACCCTCTGTCATTTTCTTTGCTTCTGCGGCTGTTACTCCATACATATCTGCCAATTCTTGCAAAATAGGGACACCAGCATTAACAAATTGACGAAGTTCTGTCCCATATAATTGCCCTGCAGAACTTACTTGACCATAAGCATAGGCTACTTGTTCAAGTGGAACACTCAACCCAGCAGAAACATCTCCAAGACTTTTTAATGTTGGAATTATATCTTCAGCACTAATTCCCATTGCCATCAATGATTTAGCAGAAGTTTCAATACCAGTGATAGTGAAAGGAGTTTTAGTAGCAAAATCCCATAATTCTTTTAAAAACGAATCTGCAAGTTCTGCACTTCCTAACATAGTAGTAAATGCAACAGTAGTTTGTTCAACTTGTCCTGCCATAATTACAGCTTTTGTTCCAAAAGCAACCGCTGCAGCTGCCATAACCCCAATTGCCAATGAAGCTTTTTGAGATGATGCCACTTGATTATCCCAATTAAATTCGTCTTTAATTGATTTTAATGCAGCGGTAGCTTCATCTTTTATTTTGACAATTATATCTATTTGCTCACTTGCCATAATTACATTCTTTTACGGAATTTAGGTGATTCTTTTTTCTTAGGTTTCTTCATCTTTTCTGCTGTTTCTTCCGCTTCAATATTCATCATCATAAGATACATATTTAACATTTCTTCGCTTTCATTATCCAATTGACTTGGTAAACAATGAAATTTTTCACATAACTTATAATCAATATACATTTTCGGCGCACTGGCTTTCTTTTTTTTCAAATAAGAAACCAAATCCGCCTCTAGGCTTTTGGGTCCACTTTAGGTTTAGTGATTTCATTTACATCATTTAATAAAATATCAAAATCAGTATCTCTTAAATTTGAAATCCATCTATCCGAAGGTTTAACTTTTTCTGTTTTACCTTCTAAAATAAAATAATCAACCATACCCAAAACAAGAATTTCATCAGCTTGAAATTTTGAAGTGATTTTAAAGTTATCAGGCTGGCCTTCTTTATTTATGGTTATCTCCCCTAAAAGCATCTGAGTGATTTCTTTTTTTAATCCTCTTGTAAGATAAGGTTTCCAATAAACTTTTGTTCCATCCGATAAAATTGAAGATTCTGACATAGTGTGTTTTTTAAAGAAATAACAATCGTGTTTTTAGGAGGGGCTGGAAGGAAAACACGAAAACCTATCCAGCCCCATTAAATTTAATAATTCGCTATATCATTTCTTACTCTCACATTTATCTCTCTCTTTTCGGATGGATCACGGAAAGCAGTAAATGAAATTTCTTCATTCACAATCCCATCCTCGGTCAAATTCGTACCGAATGGTTCAAATCTTACACAAGGAAAATCGAATCTTAGCATTTCCACTTCAGAAGCATCTCGTCCCCCATTGAAATAAATCTTATTAGGATTATCCGTAGTGGTAACAAGATCAGCTCCAGTAGAAGCACAAGCAACACCTGCTAAGGCATCAATTGCCGCAGCAACCAATGTAATTGTATTGTTGGCAGCGATGGAAGCCAATGTAACTGTAATCAATTTACTTGAAATTGCAGCTGATAATGTTGAAGTGCCTTGCACAATCAATAAAGCATAATCATTCCCAGCTTCACCAGTAGCATCAACAGTCACCGATCCAGTGCCTACCCCATCACTTTCAAAAGTAGCAGCAGCAGCGACAGCAACGTTAGCTTCTAATGCAGTTTTACCATTAAAAGTAAAACGTACACCAACTTGTTCCATCTGTCTTAATTGATCTAGGTGCTCAGGGTTGATATGGAAGTTACTAAATGATCCTTTTACTTCAATCCCTTTAACAAGAATATTTGAAGGCATACGATCAACGACATCAGTACCAGTAGCCGCCCAGCGAGCTTCAAGATCATTGGTAATGCTAACAGTCATATTTTCTACATTGGTAACAGTAGAAAGATTCTGCATATTATTCGTTCCTGTTCCAAAATACGCACTCGCTCCTCCAGAAAAGATCAATTCATTTGAAAGATCATAAGAAGGCGTAGCATCACGTTTAATTACAACAATGTCATCAACAGATAAAGAAGCTCCTATAGCCGAAACAGTCAAAACCGTTTCGCTTACAACAGCCGCAATTGTTAAAGTGGCCAAAACTGTTCCTGGTGCATCTGCATCAAGAACTTGAATTGTATCTGACACCGTAAGCCCAGTCGTTTGGTCAAGAACTAAAGCTGTTCCAGCTGCTGCGGCTGTAGTCACACGAGCATTTTGGAATACCCGTTGTGCCATAATAGATGCTTTAGCTTGAAGCTTATTATCAGCAATACTAAATTCCATATTTGAAATTCTTGCTCCAATATAACGATGAACATAATCTTCATTCGCAATGGCAACGTCCATTGTATAAGTAAGAAGAGTATTCTCTGGTTCAAAATCATGCTGATAAGCATATCCAGCATTGAGAGTTGTATCTGTCGCATCTCCCAATACTCCCCCTAACCATTCTCCAACTAGATTAGGCTCAATCAAAAAGGTAACATCACCTGAAAATGGTCCAACTCTATTTTTGATTGGACGAAAGTTTTTTGAACGACTCCCTGCAATAGTGCCGGAAGCAGTCCAATCCCAGTTTGCAATCATGCTTTCTGAAAGCAATTCATGCGCGGTATCTGGATAAACCGCCGTTCCAGCTGTGGATTCTTTTGCTGTTATCAGGTATCCCAGCTTGGAATAAGATGTAGCATCACTCATTATCTTATTAGGTTAAAATATATATATTTACTTTGATTCTTCTTTAGAATCTTCTTTAGATTCTTTTTTCTTAGGTTCGACTTGCTTAGGAACTGGCTTAGTCATAATGACTGTTGCCACTTCTGTACCATCTTCTAAGATTTTTTTCTCAATGGTATATTCTTGGTCCATTTAGAATGGGTTAAATAATATTAAATATGTTCCGTCATATAGTTTTTAACGATTAGGTCTATCGTAAGCCTCAAATGTAACATTGGCTTTCGCTACTGGAAATTCTCCTTTCAACATATATTCACTATAATCAATTTGTACATTATCAGTATAAAGCACCTTATTACCGATTGTTAAATTAGCATTGATGATGCCCAATACAGTGGTTGCTTTAGCGTCCCCATCCGTTTCCCTTTCTTCAACTAAATCAATCAAAGCATCCAATGTATCAAGTTGAGTGCCTTGTCCGGATGACATATCTAGGTATTTTTTTATACTAACTTGAATTTCAATCCCTATATTATAAACAACCTTATCTCTTACAGTCCCACTATGAGATTGATTCATAGATATTGGATAAACACACAACATAGGTAAATCATCTTGAGCTGGAATAACTTGTTTGCCTTTAAAATAAGTTGAAAACGTAGTGCTGAAAGCAGTTGATAAAGTAGTCCTCAATTGATCTAAGATTTCATTCACGCGAAAGCCTTTTTAATAAATTTATTGAAAATCTCTACAATGCCAGCCTTTAAATTCGTAGAAGATACCAACATGGGACGTTGTGGAATCTTGTTTGTACCAAGTTGATGATACTTAAAATAAGTCACAGGATTAGAAACGGTAACCTTGAAGGTTTCAAGATCACTGGTAAATCCTTTTTTTAGTTTACCAGTCCTCTCAAGAATACCCTTCCCTCCATATCCAGCTTGAGCTTTTTGTATAAGAGTCTTCTGACTTAATGCTTGCCATGAAGTCCCTAATCTTGACCCAGAAGTTGAAAATTGCTTATCTACTTCTGAAATAATATATTTACCACTATCTTCCAATGCTTCACGAGGAGACCCTACAGCTTTTATTGCCGCATCTAGTTTCGCGATAACACGAGTGTCCCCATCAATTGAAAGAGTAAGCATTATTAGAATGTTTTATTCATAGTGAATTTTGACGCTGTAGGCTCTGTATCATCGTCATTGGTAGTATCATTCGGAGAGAACACTAAACGTTTTGTAGTAGTGCCTGGAAGCTCATTTTGGGCAAAATCAAATACTTTCTCTTCTTTGTTCGCTATTGATTTTAAAATATCATCAAACAAAGCCAATAACTTGAATCCATCTTTGTCAGTATCTTGAGATTCCGGCCCATATTCATTGATTAAAAGCGTAGCATTGGCAATGCCAGTTGTAAGGTATTCAATAATAGGAACGGCCACTTCTGTAACTGTTCCTCCTGTTGCCGTTATTCCTGAAACAGTTTGAGGATTTGTTGAAGTTATAGTTACGTCGGTAGAATCCCCATCTTGTCCATAATTCCAAAACGTAACAGTTGCTCCAGATCCTAAGCCATCGGTAACAAATGAAGTATTATTCAATGCGGAAGTTCTAAATAAATCCGCAGCACTTGAGGCGCTTAACCCATTAGTTACAGCCACAGTATAATTTGCAGAATTGATAGTTATCGTCATTGTAGCGCTTCCTGATCCTGTTCCTGAAAACGTGATAGCTTGCTCATAATACTTAGGAAGAGGTAAAGCATAAACATCACTAATCTTGCTTATAACCTTACTTTCAGCTCTTTTAATATGTTGAGTTATAAAAGCATCTGTAATATTGGTATTCCCTACAAATCCTGATGCTTGTCTAACTTTTGTTACTGTTGTATACATGATCTTTTAAGTTATAGCTGTTCTTAATTTTATTGGGACTGATGTGCTCAAAGTTGCTGGAGAAGTAATTACACCATCCATTAATCCACTATCGCTTTCGAAATTAGTTGTTCCTTTCCTCCAGGTATCAATTAAAGTTAAAGTAGTTGGAGTTCTGTCTGCATAAAGCAAATCATTTATTTGAGCTATACTTGGAAGAGTACCAGTAAAAAGTTTTAATCCTGTTAAAATACCATCACTAGCCCTATTTAAAGCAGTAGAATTCCCAATGAGAAAATTATTTCCTGCATCTGAAACTATTGTGCCGACAGGCGCCGTAGAAACGGATGGAGATGGTACTTTCAAACCACTAAAATCAACAGAGGAATAAACAGTAGGTATATTTGATACAGAAGACCCATTATAATGCATAAAAAACCAATTCCAACAATAAGGTTTTAAATTCATTAATCTAAATTCTCCACCACTCGTACTAAATTTAATATTTAATCTTAAATTCAAAGATGAAGCAAATCTAAGCATCCACCCCGAAGTTCCTGCACCATCTTGTTTATTAATGAAATTAGCAGTATTTGCTGTGCCTAAAGTTCTAGGATATAGCCAAAAACAAATTGCTCCTCCTGTTGCAAATATGTTTTGAATAGCCGCAGTATCGGTGATTGTCGCCACCCCAGCTCCATTCAAAGGAGAATCTACAGCTTTTTGATAATCACGAAGGACAAACCTTCTACTTGCAGCGGTTCTTGGTGTAGACAATGCAGTTCTCGGTATAGACAATGCAGATCGAGGCATATTAAATAATTAAACGGTTATTAAATTCATCTGTAGATTTTCCCAATTCTTCTTCTAAAAGAGAATCATTGTATTCATCCAACGTTCCATAAAAATCAACATCTAAAAATTGACAATAATCCATTTCATACCCTTGCTCTTCTGATTCAATTTCATCATCTCGGATAAATTTAACTCTACATTTAATTTTAACAGGAGTTAAACCATTCTCTTGATAAACATATTCTTTTGAATCTTCTAAAATTTTATAAGAAGCCATCAGATATAAATATTAAATTATAAAGCTGAACCATCTCCTAAAACTACTGCTCCTGTTGAATTCAATGCCTCATAATAAAGATCAAATTCAAGCGTTCCACCAGTTAAAGCAGCACCAGTAATTTCATAGCCAATATCAGTACCATTAGAAACAATGAAATCTATAACAACACTTGAACTTAATCCATAATTAGCTGGCGCAATACTAAACCAAAGATTGCCTGAAGTTATAGTCACTCCACCCGCTCCTGCTGCCCCGGTAGAAGCAATCAAAGCGTTTGTGGCCCCTGCCACTCCCATTTGAATACTAGCCCCATCTGCCGCATCAGTAAGCGTAGAAGTACATCGAATAATCAACCTTCCACGAATGGTCCCTGTAACAGTAAATACTTCGTGAGAAGCCGCTGTATTCCAAGTAGCATTGGAAAAATCAACTGATTTTGCTATCTTATTAGGACGGTTTTGGTGTGGATTTCCACCTAAAAGATAATTTGTATAATCTTTAGTTAAAGTCATATTTTAATTAGTTACAAAGTACAGTCATTGAAAGATATGCGCTTGAAATAGTTTTATTAAATTCAGTCGTAGAAATACAAACTACAACTCCAGTTGAAGCATAAATCGGATATTCTTGTGGAATAATATCTGAATAAGAAAAATAATCATCTACCCCATTCACATGAACAATCTTTAATGGATTGATAAGATGAGTTACTGCTCCATCAGCAGGAAGAGATGAGGCATTTAATACTTGTATATAATATGTAGCACTCGGAGCTGTTGAATCTAATCTACCCCAAAGAGCAACTAAATTGGCTGATGTATTTCTTGAGACTGAACTAGCTTCCAAGGCTGTAGATATATCAGAAAAAGTTGCTGAATAATTAGAAACAGAAACAGGCTTTCTAAATTGGCTAA